GTTGGTATGACCGTTCCCATCCCCGCTAGCTGGGGTCGGTGGGTCCGTGAAGCTGGGCGCAGCTATACCCGACTGCGCTGCTGGGTTATGTAGCAGAATGTCGCACAGCGTGGGATTTTGTGAGACTATACGAATTGACAGTTTGAGATCCGCTCAGCTTGTCAAGACCACTCCGGTCACCAGTAGCCAATGAAAGGGACATCACCATGTCACAAGTACCGCAGCAGCACCCAGTCGCAGCAGCCATAGACGCGATCAGCAGCAGCCAACACGAAACCGCCAAAAATTGCGGTAGTCGCTGGGGCAAAAACAAGCTGGAGCAGTTAGAGATTGCAACAGATTACGCGCGCTCCATGGGTACGAATCCCACCATTCATGTATGGGAGGCGATGCGTATCGACTGGGTGAATGCTTATGTCGATTCCAACCCGAATAACACGGGCAATGCGTCGGATGCAGCTTGGGGTGAATTTGCCGGGTATCTGGAAAAGCTATTCAGCTTGACTAAACCCTCCGCGCCCAAGTCGAAGGGTGCGGCTAAAAAGCGCGAAGAACGCGCCAAGAAGGAGCAGCAGCTTCTAGCCAAGTATCAGGACAAGACCGCAGCCGACATTAAAGGTATGCGCGCAGCAGCACTCCAAAAAGCTGCTGCTGGGTCCGACTTAGCTGAAAAGATCGCAAACGAACTAAAAAAGGTTTTGCGTGCCAAGACCCGCGACGAGGATGCAGCCATCGCAGAAGAACGCAAGGAGCTTCGCGCCCAGGTCCGCACCGCAGCCGGCAAGTGTACCGATCTTGACAAGCTGCAAGCTGCGCTTGAGATCCTCGACGATGGGACAGATCTCGAATTCATCATCGAAGAAGATCAAGACTAACCTAGCAGCACCCAGCAGCAGCCCCGCCCTTGTGGCGGGGTTTTTTATTGCCTATCCCGACTCTATTCCGATGGGTCACCGCAGTGCCCAGCTTGACCCGGCCCGCTAAGCTGGGGAGATCCCGCAGCCGACGATCAGCAGCCCAGGCCCACCCCATTGCCCCAAAACCCAAGCTGGACCTACCCAGCCCCACCCCCCCAAATTGCCCAGATGGAACCTAGACCGGATATAGCACATTAATTTGCACCGTCAATACAAAGTTTTTGAAATAGTTGACTAATTTAATCAAGTATGACTTAATACCTAGGGGGAAAGTAATCTCCTCATTTCGAGGTCCGGGCAATGAACACCCCGGTTGCAAAGATTATTAGTACCCCACCCCCTTGTCATTTTTCCCTACGGTGGTATATTCGCCGGTACAGAAACGCCCCCCTTATACTTTTTGGAGTCCCGTTTCCTCCATGACTATTAATATAGTTCCGGATAACAAGCATCCGCACCCAGACAGCCTCAGCGATGAGGTCGGCGATTCACTAAAAGAAAATACTCGAATAGCTGCTTCGACTGCCTCATTAATGGCAGAACTAGGCATGCCATTTGAAATGACAGAGGACGACCAAGAGGAAGCCCGAAAGCTTTTCAGCGCGGTCGACGTCGAGAAAAAACGAAATTCTCCAGCCTCTTCGTACAATCCACCTGAACTATACAAAGGTTCAGTCGCCATCAAACTCGGCGCTCTTTTGGATGCTTATGACGGACAAGTCGTCAATGATGCGGTCCAAGCCAGAAACTACATAACCAACCGACTACTAGAAATTAGCCAATGCGGAGACGTCAAATACGAACTCCGGGCTATCGAACTCTTAGGAAAACTATCGGATGTGGGTGCGTTCACAGAGAAATCTGAGGTCACAGTTACCCATAAAACTTCCGATGACCTAAGAAAAGCGATCCAAGACAAGATCCAAAGGCTCTTGGATATGGAAGTAGTAGATGTAGAAGCCAAAACACTGGAAGAAGAGCTAGGGTTAGATGAGTCCCCAACACTTACAGAGCCTCCTGAAGAAGCTTCCCAACCTTCCTGAAGCTCACTTACGTGCGTTGTATGCCGATCTGGCGCAGCACGAAGTAGTCAAAGAGAGGGAGGACGCTAAGAATAACTTCATGCACTTCGTAAAGAAGGTGTGGCCTCACTTTATTGAGGGCGCTCACCACAAAAAGATGGCTAGGGCCTTTGAGAAAGTGGCATCAGGCAAGCTAAAACGCCTAATTATTAACATGCCGCCACGGCATACCAAGTCTGAGTTTGCATCCTACTTATTGCCGGCTTGGTTTCTAGGCAAATATCCGGGTAAAAAAGTCATTCAAACCAGCCACACAGCCGAACTAGCCGTGGGTTTTGGTAGAAAGGTACGAAATCTTGTCGATCAGGACATCTATAAATCGGTATTTCCGGGAATTGGGCTACAAGCGGACTCTAAAGCTGCTGGGCGGTGGGCGACTAACGCCGGTGGAGACTACTTTGCTATCGGTGTGGGCGGTGCTGTCACGGGTAAAGGTGCGGACCTCCTTATTATTGATGACCCTCATAGTGAGCAAGAGGCTGCTCTGGCAGAAGTTAACCCGGAAATCTACGACAAAACCTACGAGTGGTACACGTCCGGGCCAAGACAGCGACTCCAACCGGGGGGATCCATCGTAGTAGTTATGACCAGATGGTCAAAAAAGGACCTAACTGGACAAGTTCTCAAAGCGGAAGCACAAAGAGGTGGGGAAGGCTGGGAGGTTATTGAATTTCCTGCACTTTTGCCGTCAGGCAACCCGCTTTGGCCTGAGTTTTGGTCGTTAGAAGAACTCGAAGCCCTTAAAAACGAGCTGCCCAACGGAAAATGGCAGGCTCAGTACCAACAAAACCCAGTTTCTGAGTCGTCTGCCATCGTAAAACGTGAATGGTGGAAGATTTGGGAAGAAAATGACCCGCCTTATTGCGAATTTACCCTCATGTCTTGGGATACGGCGTTCGAAAAGAACAACCGTGCCGACTACTCCGCATGCACGTTGTGGGGGGTGTTTTATAGAGACGATGATACCGGCACATCACAGGCCAATATAATCCTGCTTAATGCATTTAGGGACCGGATGGAGTTTCCGGAGCTAAAACAAAGGGCGATTGAGGAATATAACGAGTGGGAACCGGACTCAGTGATCATTGAGAAGAAAGCTTCAGGGGCGCCCCTAATATATGAGATGCGGGCGATGGGCATACCAGTCCAAGAGTTCACGCCGAGCCGAGGCAACGATAAGATTTCCCGACTAAATGCAGTTTCTGACCTTTTCGCCTCCGGTAGAGTCTGGGTTCCCAACACCCAGTGGGCCGACGAGGTCGTTGATGAGGTTGCAAGTTTCCCGGCAGGCGAGCATGATGACTATGTCGACTCTGTATCTCTTGCGATGATGAGGTTTCGCAGGGGTGGTTACGTGCGCACGCTTCTCGACGAAGAAGAAGAACCGCAATACTTTAAACGCAGACAACCTGCGTATTACTAAGGACACAAAATGGCTATTGAAAAGTCGCTTTCCCAAGCCCCTCTTGGTATGTCACCCGAGATGATGGAAGAGATGATGGGTGAACCAGATATTGAAATTGAGATTGAAGATCCGGAAGAGGTAAAGATTAGGGCCGGGGATATCGAGATTGAAATCGAACCAAAGAAGGAAACGTCTGAGGATTTCAACGCTAACCTTGCCGAATACATCGACGACAGTGAGCTAGTTGGCCTTGCTACCGAGCTGCTTGGCGACTATGACGACGACATTAGCTCACGTAAAGATTGGATACAAACGTACGTAGACGGTTTAGAGCTGCTTGGGCTGAAGATTGAAGAGAGGGCTGAGCCTTGGGAGGGTGCCTGTGGTGTATTCCACCCCCTGCTGTCTGAGGCCCTAGTTAAGTTTCAGTCCGAGACCATGATGTCGACGTTCCCGGCAAGTGGGCCGGTCAGGACACAGATTATTGGTAGGGAAACCCCTGAGAAGAAAGAGTCCGCGCAGCGGGTTCAGGAGGATATGAACTACCAGCTTATGGACGTTATGAAGGAGTATCGTCCGGAGCACGAGCGCATGCTGTGGGGGTTGGGGCTGTCAGGTAACGCCTTCAAAAAGGTCTATTACGACCCTAGCTTGGAGCGCCAAGTCTCAATATTTGTTCCCGCAGAAGACATTGTTGTCCCTTACGGAGCTTCAGACCTAGAGTCCGCCGAGCGGGTCACACACGTGATGCGCAAGACCGAGAACGAGCTGCGCCGCCTACAGGTGTCTGGGTTCTATAGGGACGTGGACCTTGGGCCTCCGGACAATGTGCTCGATGAGGTTGAGAAGAAGATTGCCGAGAAGCTTGGGTTTAAGGCATCGACCGACACCCGCTACAAGATCCTTGAGATGCACGTCGAGATTGACCTGATAGGTCATGAACACAGGGACGAGAAGGGTGAGTTGACTGGCATAGCACTGCCATACGTGGTGACAATCGAGAAGGGGTCAAACACAGTACTGGCGATCCGCAGAAACTGGGACCCCGAGGACGAGACATATAAGAAGCGCCAGCACTTCGTCCACTACGGCTACGTGCCGGGGTTTGGGTTCTACTACTTTGGCTTGATCCACCTTGTTGGGGCGTTCGCCAAGTCTGGTACATCAATAATCCGCCAGTTGGTCGATGCCGGTACGCTGGCAAACCTGCCCGGTGGCTTTAAAGCTAGGGGTCTACGAGTCAAGGGTGATGACACCCCCATCGCACCGGGAGAGTTCAGGGACGTGGACGTCCCGTCAGGCTCTATTAAAGATAACCTGATGGCACTGCCCTACAAAGAGCCGAGCCAGACCCTGTTCCAGTTGTTCCAGACCATTATTGACGAGGGGCGCAGGTTCGCTAATACGGCGGATCTTCAGATCTCTGATATGTCTGCTCAGGCCCCGGTGGGCACCACCTTGGCTATTTTGGAGAGAACCCTCAAGACAATGAGCGCAGTTCAGGCTCGAGTCCACTACTCCATGAAGCAGGAGCTTGGGCTTCTTAAAGAAATTATTGCTGCCTACACCCCCGACGAGTACTCATATGAGCCGATTGAGGGCAACCGCAGGGCGAAGAAATCAGACTATGACGATGTTGACGTTATCCCAGTCTCGGACCCCAACGCCTCTACGATGGCACAGAAAATCGTGCAGTATCAGGCGGTCTTGCAGTTGGCACAGACGAGTCCACAGCTATATAACCTACCGCTTCTACATCGTCAGATGCTAGAGGTGCTCAATATTAAGGACGCCGACAAGCTCGTCCCGATGCCTGAGGACCAGAAGCCAGAAGATCCTGTGACTGAGAACCAGAGCATCCTGATGGGCAAGCCCGTCAAGGCCTTTGAGTATCAGGACCACAAAGCCCACATTACTGTCCACATGTCAGCCATGCAGGACCCCAAGATCCTCCAGTTGTTGCAGGGCAACCCGATGGCCCAGCAGATGCAAGCTGCCATGATGAACCACATCAACGAGCACTTGGGCATGGAGTACCGCAAACAGATCGAACTTCAGCTTGGGTTTAATCTGCCGCCTAATAGGGACGAGACCGGAGAGGATATCCACATTAATCCTGAAGTTGAGGCCCGTCTGGCTCCGATGTTGGCTCAGGCTGCACAACGGCTACTCCAGCAGAATCAGGCAGAAGTGGCGCAGCAGCAAGCTCAGGAGATGCAGCAAGACCCAATGATTCAGCTCCAACAGCAGGAGATGGCGATTAAGCAGGCTGAGCAGCAACGCAAGACCATGAAAGATCAGGTCGATGCTCAATTGAAGGCACAACAGCAGAAGATTGAGGCCGGTCGAATCATCTCCCAGATGGAGATGGAGAAACTGAAGCTAAAAGCAGACAAACAGATGGAGGCGCTACGTGTCGCAGCCGAGATGCGAGATGGGCGTGAGAAAGAGGTAATGAAGATTGGTGCGGATGTAATGAAGCAGTTGTCCTCGCAGGCTCATCAAAGAGAGATCCAGCAGGGCAAAAAACCGACAAAAGGGGAATAAATGGACGCGTTTGACGTAATCGTTCAACAAATCGACGACAAGGTTACGCAGCTCAAAGACTACCTGTCAGAGGGGCGGTCTGAGAACTTTGAGGAGTACAAGAAAACTTGCGGTGAGATAAAGGGTCTGCTCATAGCGAGGGGGTACACACTAGACCTGAAACAGCGAATGGAGAACTCTGATGAGTGAAATCCTTATCGGTACAAATCCCGATAATCCGGAAATAGTAGGAGCAGTTAATTTTGAAGCAACAGCCGAAGAAAAAGCCAAACAGCTTCCCAAGCCGTCTGGATACCACATCTTGTGCGCTATTCCAGAAGTGGAAAAAGAGTTCGACAGCGGTATTGCCAAAGCAGATACCACAATCCACTATGAAGAACTCCTAACCACGGTACTTTGGGTCATGGATCTAGGTCCAGATTGCTATAAGGACACCTCCCGGTTTCCAAGCGGACCTTGGTGCAAAAAAGGTGACTTTGTACTAGTTAGACCTAACTCTGGCTCTCGTCTTTTGATTCACGGGCGCGAGTTCAGGCTTATTAACGACGACTCGGTCGAGGCTGTTGTAGATGACCCTCGTGGTATTAAACGCAAATAACAGGAGCACAAAATGCCTGAAATGAATGTGGATGAATTTAAATTTCCCGACGAAACAGAGGCAGCAGCAGGTGAGCAGCCATCTGTGGAGTTTGAGATTGAAGTTGAGGACGATACGCCGCCAGAGGACCGGGGCCGTGAGCCTTTACCTAAACCTTTAGTAGAAGAGCTAGAGCAGGATGAGCTAGAGAACTATGATGAAGGGGTTAAGCAAAAGCTCAAGCAGATGCGCAAGGTCTGGCATGACGAGCGCCGCGAGAAAGAACGCGCTGCCCGAGAGCAGCAGGAAGCCTTAAATTTGGCCCAGAAGTTGATGGAGGAGAACAAGCGGTTTAAGAACATTATTGAGACTGGCAGTAAGGAATATGCCAATACTCTCCAGACCGCCGCCAACCTCCAGCTTGAGATGGCCAAACAGAAGTACAAGGATGCCTACGATTCCGGGGATACCGACCGGATTATGGACGCCAACCAAGAACTTCAAGCCGCCAACCTCCGGGTAATGCAGGCTCAGAACTTTAAACCCCCCTCTTTACACGAGGAAAACTTTGTAGTACAAAATCAACAAGCGACTCAAGTTTCACGTCCAGCTAACCCGTTACTAGACACGTGGCTACAAAAAAACACGTGGTATGGGTCGGATGATGAAATGACAGCAACCGCCTTGGGAATCCACAAAAAGATCGAAAGATCTGGCGATGTTGCGATAGGGTCCGAAAAGTATTTTGCGATTTTGGACAAAACAATGCGCAGAAGGTATCCCGAGCAATTTGATGCGGAGGAAACCGAAACAAAGGCAAGACCTGAGACTCGTTCAAAACCGAGTACGGTGGTAGCCCCAGCAGTACGCAGTACAGCTTCTAACAAAATAAAGCTGAAAGCGAGTCAAGTTAATTTGGCTAAAAAGTTGGGATTAACACCTGAGCAGTATGCCCTTGAACTACGCA